ATAGATACTCACGCAGAAGACCACTTGTATGATGCACTAAGATATGGTATCATGTCCAGACCACGATTTAGTGTTTTTGACTTTGACTCTGGTGGAACTCACTACAACGGAATGCAAGTAGCAGATGCTACCTTTGGTTATTAAGGAAAAATAAATGGCAGAAGATAACGACAACTTTATCGAAGATGACGCTATTGCACTAGAGGATAGCGACGATTCATCTATTGATGACGTAGACACTTCTAATATTATTCCATTTATTATGGAGAAGTATAGCCGTGCAGATGACTATCGCCAACAAGACGAACAGCGTTGGTTGCGTTCATATAGAAACTATCGTGGCTTATATAGTCCAGAAGTACAGTTTACAGAAGCTGAGAAGTCTCGTGTATTTATTAAAGTAACTAAAACAAAAACACTTGCTGCCTACGGTCAGATTGTAGATGTATTATTTGCGGCACAGAAGTTTCCCTTATCTGTAGACCCTACCGAGTTACCGGAAGGTGTAGTTGCAGATGTTAGCTTTGATCCTATGGAGCCAGAGCAACTTCGTGAATCCGGTTTGGAAGAAGATGTAGGTCCATACGGTTACGCAGGAGATGATCGTGAGATACCTGCAGGAGCAACTGCAAAAACATTAGCTGAAAGTCTAGGCCCACTTAAGGATAAGTTTGAGGGTGTAGATAATGTACGTGAAGGTACAGGCAAAACACCTACTGCAGTTACATTTAGCCCAGCTATGGTTGCCGCTAAGATGATGCAAAAGAAAATTCATGACCAGCTAGAAGAGTCCGGTGCAAGCAAACATTTGCGGAGTACGGCATTTGAAATGGCTCTGTTTGGTACGGGTGTCATGAAGGGTCCGTTTGCTGTAGATAAAGAATACCCAAGCTGGAATGAAGACGGTGAGTATACACCTACCATTAAAACAATACCACAAGTATCGCATGTATCCGTTTGGAACTTTTACCCAGACCCAGATGCAACTAACATGGACGAAGCTCAGTACGTAATTGAACGTCACAAGATGTCACGTAGTCAGTTGCGTGGTCTTAAGCGCAGACCTTTCTTTCGTGCTAATGTAATTGACGATGCAATTCAACTAGGCGAAAACTATACTAAAGAATCTTGGGAAGATGATCTCTCAGATTACTCACCGGATCATGGCGTAGAACGCTTTGAGGTACTAGAGTATTGGGGTATGGTAGACGTTGAGATGCTACTTGAGCAAGGCGTAGATATTCCAGACGAACTATCTGAGGTAGATGAACTACAGGCTAACGTATGGCTGTGTAACGGTAAACTACTGCGTATGGTATTAAACCCATTCAAACCTGCACGTATTCCGTACATGGCTGCACCATATGAACTAAATCCTTACTCTTTCTTTGGTGTAGGTATTGCAGAAAATATGGATGATACTCAAACACTCATGAATGGTTTTATGCGTATGGCTGTAGATAATGCCGTACTGTCCGGTAACTTGATCCTAGAAGTAGATGAAACTAATCTAGTACCGGGGCAAGACATGTCAGTGTATCCCGGTAAAGTGTTTCGTCGCCAAGGTGGCGCACCCGGTCAAGCTATTTTTGGTACTAAGTTTCCTAACGTATCCGGTGAGAACCTACAGTTATTTGACAAAGCACGTGTACTTGCAGATGAAAGCACAGGCTTTCCTTCTTTTGCACATGGACAAACAGGGGTATCCGGTGTAGGTCGTACAGCTTCCGGTATCTCAATGCTTATGGGTGCTGCCCAAGGTGGTATCAAAAGTGTTATTAAAAATGTAGATGATTACTTGCTACGCCCACTTGGTGAAGGTCTGTTCCGCTTTAATATGCAGTTTGACTACGATCCAAACATTAAGGGTGACCTAGAGGTTAAAGCCCGTGGAACCGAAAGTCTTATGGCTAATGAGGTACGTAGCCAAAGATTAATGCAGTTTATGCAAATTTCTTCTAATCCTACCCTTGCACCTTTTGCAAAATTCCAGTATATTATACGTGAGATTGCAAAGTCTCTTGAACTAGACCCTGACAAAGTTACTAACAACATGGATGAAGCAGCTATTCAAGCTGAACTCATGAAGGGTTTTCAACAACAGCAACCTCCAGCACAGGGTGGTAACCCTATGGACCCGACTGGAGCGGGTGGCGGTAACATAGGTACAGGACAAGTACCTACACCGCAAGAGCAAGGATTTAGCGGAAATGAACAAGGACAGGGAGCACCTCAACAAGCTCAAGCCACTGGTCAACAACCACCAGCAGTGGGCTGATTTTAGTGACTACATTGATTTTGTAATTGCTCAACAGCACCGTTCAATGGAACAGTCAGAAAATATTATAACGGTACACAGAGCGCAAGGCGCTATTTATCAACTACGTAGACTAAAGCTACTTAGAGATGAAGTATTAAAAGGATAAGGTAGTAATGGAAAAGCAGATGGAACTTTTTGAGGATGGTGGCCTTAAAGACGAGGGCGGCATGGTAGATGAACAATCTGGTAATGACGTTCCTGTAGGTAGCTCACGTAAAGAAGTTCGTGATGATATACCCGCTATGCTCAGTGAGGGTGAGTTTGTTTTTCCTGCAGATGTAGTGCGCTATCATGGGTTAGATAAACTTATGGATTTGCGTCAAGAAGCTAAGATGGGCCTCAAGCAAATGGAAGCTATGGGTCAAATGGGTAATAGTGAAGAAGCCACTATGCCAGATGACATGCCTTTTGGTCCCAGTGATCTTATCCTTATCGGTGGTGAGATGAAAGATGGGCCACGGGAAATGGCAGAAGGTGGTGTAGTCTACGCCAACCAAGGAACTTTTGCTACAGGCATTGGTGGCTATCAACCTTCTATCTATCAAGGACAACAAACATCCTCAACATACGCACCCCCACCTAGTTCCGTTGCACCACCTACTCCTACAGCTTCACCTGCAGGTGGGTACATGCCTAAGTTTGTTACTAACCAAACTACACCATTTAATAATGGTAGCCTTCCAGTAAATACAGTATCAACTGGTACAGCACAAACTGCAACTAACACAACTACAGGTGTAGATACTGCATCTACAGAAGATAAGTTTGTACCTACAATAGAAGATAAGTACACTACGCTAACGTACATTAATAAAGAAACAAATGAAAAGCGTGACTTTTATTTCTACAACGGTAATCCTGTAACACCTATTCCAGATGGTTTTGTACCATATGATGAAAGTGTAGATGAGACCGTTTCGGACCTAGAGTCTACTTCCGTTGAAACCACACAGGTCACAAGTGACAGTGATGATCCACCCCCTATGGAAACACCAGAACCTGTTGACTACGGAGCTTTGTCTACTGCCGATCTAAAGAAAGCATATTCTCAAAACCAGACTGCCACTGCTATTATGGCTGGTCTAACTGCAGTTAATCCTATCTTTGGTCTATTTGGGTCATGGGCTACTCGCTCTACAGGAAATACTATTGCGAAAGAAATGGAAAAGAGAGGCATTAAAGTTCCTGAGAGTACGGGAATTAAAGGTGTTTTTAAAAATATCGTAGACGGTATAAAAGATATGCTAGGTCTTGATGATGATCAGACTACTGCAGTAACCAACTCTTTAACTAAAAGTATTAGACCTAAAGCAAGAGATACTGGTAGTACCTATTCTCCGGGTCCAGTAGATACTAGTACTGCAGCAAAACAGGCTGCTGAATTGTTTGGTGGTTCTAGTGATGGTGGTGGTGAATTTGGTATGTCCGGTAGTAATATTGCCTCAGTAGATACTAGTACTGCAGCAAAACAGGCTGCGGATTTATATGGTGGTAACGTAACTACTGGTGAGTTTGGTAATACGACAAGTACTATTAGTTACGATCCACGAGGTAAAGATCAAAGAGATAACTCTCCTCCTACAACAACGACTAGTCAATCTAATAGTGGCAGTTCTAGTAGTTCTAATAATAGTTCTAGTGGATCAACTCCTTCATATGGTGGTGTAGGTTCTTCTGCGGCGGCGGGTGGATCAAGTAGCAACAGTTCTTCTAGCAACAGTTCTTCTAGCAACAGTTCTTCTAGCAGCAATTCTTCTGGTGGAGGTTGGGGTAACAGAACCGACGATATGGGTCTTAATAAAGGAGGACTAGCAAGACGTAAAAACAAAAAGAAAAAGTAAACTACTACTACCAATTTGACTGGCTACTCATCCCCCTGCCAACACAGGCTACGGTGGCCCCAGTATGAAAGAACTGAAATATGAATGATACTAATGTTGTAGGTGAAGTAGAGACACCTAAAATCGCAGCTTTTGCAAATCGTAAATACTCTAATGAAGAACGCCGTAAGCATGAGCAAGACGAACTTGACGAACTTATTGCAGAACAGAACGGTGAAACAAAAGAAGCTGTACAGGAAGATGATCAAGAACCTGTAAGCGCAGAAGATAAAAGTTTTAAGAAACGTTACGGTGATCTTCGTAGACACGTACAAGAAAAAGAAAAGACTTGGGAAGATAAACTTAAACAACTGGAAGCACAGCTTGACCAAGCTACTCGTAAAGAAATTAGCTTACCTAAGTCAGATGAAGACATTGAAGCATGGGCAACTAAGTACCCCGATGTGGCGGCTATAGTTGAAACCATTGCGATAAAGAAAGCACGTGAACAGTCGCAGGGACTAGAAGAACGTGTTAAAGAAATTGATGAAATGAAGGCAAGTGCAGCCCGTGAAAAAGCGGAAGTTCAACTCTTGCAATCTCACCCAGACTTTGGTACTATTCGTGATAGCGATGAGTTCCATGAATGGGTAGAAGAGCAACCCAAGTGGGTACAAGACGCTCTGTATGAAAACGATAGTGATGCTCGTTCAGCTTCTCGTGCAATTGATTTGTATAAAGCTGATATGGGTATTAAAACTAAAAAGACAACCAGTAACCGTGATGCAGCACGTTCCGTAGGAAATCGTTCTGGTCGCAGTGCTCCTAGTGAAGACAGTACGTCAGGGGTATTTAGCGAGTCACAGGTAAGTAAAATGTCTGCACAACAATATGAAGCTGTTTCCGACGAGATAATGGAAGCTATTCGGACAGGTAAATTTGTTTACGATATGTCGGGAAATGCCCGATAAACCTATTGACATCTTAGTTATTTATGATATAACTATATGTACAATGTAATAGTGTTAGCCCCGCTAGGTATTAACTACGGTCACCTAACACTATTAACAACTTAGCAAACAATAATGACATCTATCGGACAACCTAATGTCTCATGGCCCGTTTAATAGAAGGTAGGCCAACTTTCTAAAGAGCGCACCCTAGTAGCACATAGCCTTCGCATACGTAATTAATAGTTTGCATCTGTAATCTAAATGCTAAAGGAGAATTATTATGGCATTCGGAAAAGCTTCGGGTTATACCAACCTGAACTCAGGCAACTTCTCGCCTGTTATTTACAGCAAACAGGTGCAACTTGCATTTCGCAAGGCCTCTGTTTGTGACGCAATCACTAACAACGATTATTTTGGCGAGATCGCCAACATGGGAGACACTGTGAAGATTATTAAGGAGCCTGAAATTTCAGTCTCTGCGTATCTTCGTGGTACAACTATCACCCAGCAAGATTTGACAGATAACGATTTCTCGTTAGTTGTTGATAAAGCTAACTATTTTGCTTTTAAAGTGGATGATATTGAGGAGGCTCACAGCCACGTCAATTTCCAAACACTTGCATCTGATCGTGCAGCGTTCCGTTTGGCTGACCAACATGACCAAGAAGTTCTTGGCTATTTGGCTGGTTACAAACAAACTGCACTACACGCAAATGCAGGCGCAGTAAATGACCAAGTGAACGGCACTAAAGCAGATACCACTGCAGGTTCTGACGAATTGCTAACAGCTAATAAGCTGAACAAAGGTTCTTTTGGTAACATTACTACTACATCAGCTGCGGATCACTCTATCCCAGTTGCTGCACGTCTTCCCGGTGCAACTGCACTTCCAACTGCTTATGTCTCACCTGCAATGCTTGTTGCACGTATGGCACGTTTGTTGGATGCGCAAAACGTACCGACACAAGGAAGGTGGATCGTTGTTGACCCGGTAATGATGGAAGTGCTTCGTGATGAAGATTCACGCCTCTTGAATGCTGACTTCGGTGGTTCAGGTCTCCAGAATGGTATGGTGTTGAATAACTTCCACGGTTTCCGTGTACACGTTTCAAACAACCTGCCTTCCGTAGGAACTGGTGCATCAACAACAGGTACAGCAAACCAAAACACTAACTATGGTGTAATTGTTGCTGGACATGATTCATCTGTTGCAACTGCAGAGCAGATCAACAAAACCGAAACATACCGTGACCCAGACAGCTTCGCTGACATTGTTCGTGGTATGCATCTATATGGTCGCAAGATTTTGCGCCCAGAAGGTCTTGTCACAGCTAAGTACAACTTGGCTTAAACAAAATAGGTGGGGCTGGCTACATGCTGGCCCCTTCTATCTTTTATCTATTTTAGGATTTAACATGGCTACGTATGTTTCTTTAGTAAACGAACTACTACGGCGTATGAATGAAGTTACCTTAGATGCAGCGGGTGATGGATTTGATACGGCACGTAACGTTCAGGCACTAGCAAAAGATGCAATCAACAGTAGCATCAGACTTATTTTACAAGATGGTCAGGAGTGGCCTTTCCTTAAGACTACCTACACACAAACTTTGGTAGCAGGTACACGCCAGTATAATTTTCCCTCTGATTACTCTAGTGTCGATTGGGACACCTTTTATATTAAACAACTTACCTCTGAGAGCAATGGACCCCGTAGGTTGCGCCCTATCTCTTACGACGAATACATCCGTAACTATCGCACCTCTGATGATACAGGTGACTTGGTAAATGGTGAATCTGCACCTATTGTAGTTTACCAAACATATGAAGAAAAGTTTGGTGTAACACCAGTTCCTAATGCTGCGTATGAAGTAGAGTATGTATACTGGTCATACCCTAATGATCTTACTGTATACAGTGACATTGCTATTATACCGGATCGTTTTAAGCACATCTTAATTGATGGTGCTATGATGTTTATGATGCGCTTCCGTAGTAACGAACAAAGTGCAGCAATGCACCAAAAGAATTTTGAGGATGGTATCAAGGCTATGCGCCGTGTACTACTAGATGATCCACTAGGTCTTCGTTCTACTGTGATTATGCAAGGTGGTAGTAGTGCGTTTAGTGGTACTTTCTAATGGCTGACAATCTAGCCTCTTTTAAAGTCTTCTGTCAAGGGGGGCTAAATACTAGCCGTGATGTGTTATCGCAAGGTGAGACACAGCCGGGTTCAGCTATCTCGTTGATTAACTACGAGCCTGCTGTTACTGGTGGTTATCGTAAGATGAGTGGCTACAGCAATGACTATGGTACTGTACCGGGGTTTGGTAATGTTTTAGGTGTCTGTGTAGCTAATGGCGTCAATGATGGTATCTTAGCTGCACGACATAACACAGGTAATACAAACTACCTTTACCGCTGGGACAACTCTTCATCTGCTTGGGTAGCTATCACAACCCCCGGCTCTGTAAATGTCTCTACTTTTCCCAAGGTACGCTTTTCTCGTTACAACTGGGGTACATCTAAGGTAGTTATTACGGATGGTGTAAATCGTGCTGCAACTTATGATGGTTCAACTTACACGCAGATTACTAATACCAATGCGCCCAGCGCACCTAAAGTATCTCATATATTTAAGAACCACCTATTCTTAGCGGGTGATGCTACGGAGTCCACTAGCTTGTGGTTTTCAGCGCCCTACAGTGAGACTGACTTTGACCCTGCAGACGGTGCGGGTGTTATCAACGTAGGCTTTCCTATTGTCGCAATAAAGTCATTTCGTGATGCACTCTACATCTTTGGATCAAACAATATTCGTAAGCTTGTAGGTAACAATATAGCAGACTTTGTACTTGAGGAAGTTACAGATGACTTGGGCTGTGTAGCTACAGATAGTATTATTGAAATTGGTGGTGATCTACTATTCCTATCTCAAGACGGTTTGCGTCCTATTTCAGGTACTGATAAAATCGGTGACGTTAATCTTGAAACAGTCTCTAAAGATATTCAGTCTATCTTTACTGATGTGGTGTTTGATGTAGACCTAGAAAAACTGAACGCTGTAGTTATCAGACAAAAGACACAATTTAGGTTCTTCCTTGGTGCAGCTGATGGTCAGGGTATCATTGGTGGCTTTAGACAGACACCTAACGGCTTGCAGTTTGAATATGGTCAGATGCTGGGTGTATTTACTACTTGCGCTACTAGTGGTTACATCGGTCAGAATGAGTTTGTAATACACGGTGATAGCAACGGTAAAGTACACCGCCAAGAACAAGGCAACTCATTTGATGGTGAGGATATATTTAGTGTATTCCAGACACCCTTCTTTCACATGCAAGACCCAGAGCAACGTAAGGTGTTTTACACTGTAGCTACGTACTTACGTTCTGAGGGTGACAATGAACTAATCATGTCTGCTCTTTACGACTACGAAGACGTAGACACTTTGCGTCCTACAAACTTTACACTAACAACACAGGGCGCAGCTGCATACTATAACGAAGCCTTGTATAACAGCACAGCAATCTTTGACGGTAATCCTGCCCCTGTACGGCGCACAAACATTTCAGGTTCGGGTATGTCAGCATCATTTAAATACGTAACCAATGACACTAACGCCTCTCACAGTATCCAAGGCATCGTGGTGACATTCGGAGTAGGAGACAGGTTATAACATGGCAGGTTACACTAGACAGTCAGTAGCAGATATTATCGCTAATGCGGTTATCAAAGCTGCACCAGTAAACGCTGAGTTTAACGCTATTCGTGATGCTTTTAATAACAGCACGGGTCACAAGCATGATGGTACATCTGCTGAAGGTACGTATGTTCCACTCATTGCAGACCTTGATGCTAATAATAAAGTAGTAGTAGACACAGCAAACAACCGTGTTAGTTTTTACTCAGAGGTAGGTGGCTCCGCAGTAGAGCAAGTACGCATTCAAGACGGTGCTATCGTTCCTGTAACTAATGATGATGTTGACCTTGGCACAGCCTCTCTAAAGTTTAAAGATTTATATGTTGATGGCGTTGGGTACTTAGATGACATTACCGTAACAGGTACATCTACGTTTGCTAATATAGACATTAACGGTGGTGCTATTGATGGTGTTACTATCGGTGCTGCATCCGCTGGCTCTGCTACCTTTACTGATGTAACCGCTACAGGTACAACTACAATTAGTACTGCCGATATTAACGGTGGTAACATTGATGCAACAACTATTGGAGCTACTACTCCCACCGCAGCTACCTTTACTGATGTTACAGCAACAGGTACGACAACTGTAACTACTGCAGATATTAATGGGGGCAATATAGATGGCACTGTTATTGGTGCTACTACTGCTGTTGCTGGTAGCTTTACAACTGTATCGACATCTGGACAAGCAACCTTGGCGACTGTTGATATTAACGGCGGTAGCATTGACGGTACTATTATTGGAGCATCAACTGCTGCAGCTATAACAGGTACTACCATCACAGGTACAAGCCTTGTAGGACCGCTTACAGGCAGTGTAACAGGTAACGTAACGGGTGATGTTACAGGAGATGTAACTGGTGACCTCACTGGTAACGTCACTGCGTCATCTGGCTCTTCTACCTTTAACAATGTTGTGATTGACGGTACACTGAATATGAATGCTGGAACTACAGCTACTATTCAGAACCTTACTGCACCGACAAATGATCTTGACGCAGCCACGAAAAAGTATGTGGACGATGAAGTAGCTGGCCTTGTAGACTCTGCCCCCGGTACACTTGATACGTTAAACGAACTAGCTGCTGCACTAGGTGACGATGCAGACTTTGCTAATACTATAACAACTAGCATTGCCACTAAGTTACCACTGGCAGGTGGTACAATGACTGGCCCTATTGCTATGGGTACGTCTAAGATTACTGGCTTGGGTGATCCAACTGCAGCACAGGACGCAGCAAGTAAAAACTATGCTGACACTAC